CAGAACTTCTCTTCGCATAATATTTAATTTATCAATATTAAAAGGACATTCTTTATAATATCTAACTGAACCATTGCCCATTTTAATAAACATTCCAATACATTCTTTATGACCTAATAATTTTTTAGATGGATTAATTTTAAATCTTAAACATAATTCAGTTAAATGATTTATTAAAAATTCCCATTGTTTATTAGGAATAAGATTTGGTTCGCCTAAATAAGCAATTACAACTCCTACTGAATAAGAATTATATAATCCTGCATGCCAAGTTATTTTATTATAATTATTACAGTGATATATAGTTCCTGTATTAGTTATAAAATCATGATAAGCAATTCCTGGCGCACCTTTTTTACTTAAAGCTTTACTATTAATATGATAATTAGCAGTCTTAACTGGATCTTGATTATTAGAAGCAGTACAATGTACAATTAAATGAGTTATTTTATCTTCTTCTCTTTCTTTCCATTTCATAGTAGGATGTTTAGGCAATTCATTACTAATGTCAATCATTGTTTGATCCTTTTTTATTTTTTAAATATTCTTTCTGTTTCTTGTATCTTTCTTTGCCAGTATTATTTAATACATGCTTCTTCTGTAAATCAAAACATTCATTCTTGTTAAACATATACAAATTATAGATATAATTATCATCTATAATATCATATTCATAATAAGGAATCTCTATGTAAGTAAATCCAGCAGTTATTGCAGCATCATATTTTGTTAAGTCTCTGTGCTTCTGAGTAACTAAATTATTATCTGCTTCAATAGAAGATATTCCTCCAAATCTAACTGACTTAGTATGTTGTTCTCCTTGACATTCAATAACCATAAAAATATCCATAACCACCCAATCAAATTTATGTAGTTTATTTTTATATAAACTATTTATTTTATAGACTGGGTATTCTTGATATATTTTAAATATTTGGAATAAAGGACTAGAAGATAAAGTCTCGCCAACTTTTATATGCAATAAAGAAGCATTTTGTTGGAAGATCATATATTGGGTTTGTTTAAATTATACCAAACAGAATCAGGAAGGATAGGCTTATCCATTAAAAGAACTTTATTTAAGACAAGAAAATCATTTAATTCTTGCGCTAATGATTCATCTTCAATAAATTGTAGATGACCACCAGTTATTTCTTCGATATAAACTTGGTTACTAAAACAATTTGCCATACATATATATTCTCTGCAGTTATCTTGTATAGTAGCAAGATGCATAAAAGAATTGTTTGTTCCTTTAAGAAATGTTCTATTAGTACTAATCAATTTCATTATTTTTTAGCCTTAAGTTCTTTTTTGTTATATAACTCTTTAACTAACTCGCCAGAAACTTCTAATATCAATCTAACTAACCCATCATTAGTACAAGCATTTTTTGTTTTAACAGAGTCTATTAATAATTCATTAGAATTAACAAGATCTAACATTTTATTTAATAAACAATTAAACACTCTTCTTTGTACAGTTTCAATAGGTAAATCCATTCCGTCTTTTATTGAACTGAATACAGATTCATTAATGCAATCTTTAATAACTGCTTTAAATAAAGCATTTAAAGTTTCATTGCTAACCAATTCACTAAATTTAGTTTCAAGCTCATTTTGCTTAAACATTTTTTAAACCTTTGTTGTACTCATTAACTGCTTTAACTAACTTAGTAATTTCTGCTACATTTTTATTATAAGAAGTTACTTCAATAGTTGGAAATATTAAACTCCCACATTTAATACATTTATATAATACTTGAACTAAAACTTCTTCATCTGGCAATCCAACAGAACCAACAGGAACTGGATGTTCAGATTTATATTTTGTAACTTTAATTTCTTCTAACCATTCATTAGTACATTCACATACAACATGAGGAGCTATTTTTTTAACAGGTTTAGTTATAGTTGGACCTTGTATATTTGGTGCATATAATGGCATTATTTCTCCTCTTCTTCTTTAACTTCTTCTTTCTCCTCTTCTTCTTTAACTTTATTTTCTTTAACTTTATCTTTAACCAATACAGGCTCATCTTCATCGTCAAGCCATACATATTTTGTTCGACCAGTAGTCTTACTGATAATTTTTAACATCTTCTAACTCCTTTATTTCCAAGGCTTCGGAATAAAAATCCCGCATTTATCTGTGAAGAAACAATAATTACATTGTTCACTTCTGCTAGGATAATAATTTTTATTTTTAATCCCTGTTAAGATATATTTTATATCACTCTCATATGAAAGCATTTTATCACTATCTATTTTAAGTTTAAATATTTTTATACCTACTTTAGATAACATGATTCTAATATATTCAGTAGGCTTTATATTAGTGTTTTTCCAAAAGAAATATGTCTTAATAAATATATCTAAATCATGTTCTAATACATTTTGAGAATATCTTTTTATTTGTTCAAGACTATATACTCTTTTAAAGTCTACTAATCTAATATCATCTACATCAACAGCAAATACTAAATCAACACTATCGTCATAAACTAAATTATTATCTAATATTAATCTTATAGATACATCAGGAATGCCTTTAAAACACATTGTAGTACAATAATATTTAGAATAATAATTTAATACTTTATTAAGTATTCCTTTGTATTTTGTAAACTCATTAAATATTCTATAATTCATACCATCTATTAATTCTAAAAATATTATTTCAGTCTTTTTTCTTAATTGTTCCCAAGACATATCTTTATTATTTAAATATTTATATGTATGTAATGCTTTAATAGACCTAGATACAACTTTCTCTTTAAGAAAATCATCATCAGGTTTTTTCTCTCCAGATAATATTAAATTGGAATAAAGATTAAATCGACGAGGACACTTAGCGTAGTTTACAATATCATTAGAATTCACAGTTAACATTATATTTAATTCACTAAACAAAAATTTTCTATTAATTCATATATAGGATACATATTACTATCTATTCTTGATTTCCCACATATAAAAATAGGATTATACGTACTAAGTAAATCATAATCAAATATATTATCATTTCGAATTAATTTAATATCCTTTATGCCCCATATTCCAGCTATAGTTATATTATTTTTACTTAATAATATATTTTTAACAACCTTGTTTATTCTATTAATCATTCCTTCTCTAGCACATAATATTAATATATTATTATCTTTATATTTCTGAAGAAGTAAACAATTAATATCTTGAGGCGGTTTCATATTATAATTAGTTTCGCATAATATTAATTCAGAAAATGCCAGGGTTATCAACTCCTAGAAAACAACCGATAATCCCAATCCAATACTATGTCTATTAGTATTTACTTTATATAAATAAGATGGGGTTATCCATAAATTACTTATTAAAGGTATTGATTCAATCTTTCCTATATTATATTGTATAGGAGAAAAACTAAATAAAAACTCATTACTTGTATATCCTAGTAAGCCAAATCTAATAAATCTAAATTCTATATCATCTTTGGTTAATCCATAAGACATAATAGATATTCCAGTATCAGCAAATAAACTTGCCGAACTATTTAATAAACTAACTCCAACTTGTAAATCTAATTTGGGATTAAACCAATTAAATTCTTTTCTAGGCTCTTGAGATAAAGTAAATATTTTAAAATTATTTAATTTAAGTTTAGCAACTACTTTGTCATTTTCATCTAATTCATTTAATGTTAAAAATGTATCAATTCTTTTATTCTCTTTATCTAAAGTTTCAATCATTTCTCCATTAAATCTTTGATGTAATTTATAGTTGATAGTTTGTTTAATAACTTCAGCATCTAAGTCTATTCTGAAATCTGTATACATAATATCTAACTTTTCAAGTTCTTTTAATTCAGTACCATCCTTATTACTTTTATATAAAGTGTTTTTATTAAATAAATTTTTATTAGTATTATTAGAAGAAGTAGGAATATTTTTATATACTATTTTAATTGTAGTCTTTCCATCTTTTGATGTTTTAAGTTCTGCTTCTAATTTGCCAACCTTTTGAACTAATAAATTACGTTCTTTAATAAAAGTTTTTAAATCATTATTAATATTTACTTTATTTAATTCTTTTTGAGTTTTAATCTCAGTTAATGCTTTGCCTAACTCTTTTTCTTTACTTGTTATATAATCATTTTGATTATTTAAAGAATTTCTTAATACAATATTGTGAATAAATAGATATATAATCGTTACTAATGTTATAAAAACATAAAGACAACAATATACTATATTTTTTACTGTAGCGTTTAACAACATACTCACGCACTCCCAGAGTTTCGCCATGTAGTCCATGACAAATGTTTAAAATGTTTTGGGTTACTAATTAATACTTCAGTTAAAGAAGATTTACATTTAGGACATTCAACTAAATGTTTATCATCTTTAAAGTATTCTAATTTAATTGATTCTTCAAATACTTCTCCACAGTCAATACATTTAACGTTATATAGTGGCATCATTCACTCCTTTCTACTTGTACAATTTATCCAATTCGTTATCTTTTCTGCCTGTTGTTATTCGTCCGTCATTATTGATTCTCCTATCTTGTATTTGTTTATTAATTGTTGATTTATCAATTTCATACATAATTCCAGATGATGGAAAGAAATCATAGAATAATACACCTTTAAATGCAGATATTTTATTCTTGCCAATATGTAATTCAATACGCGGCATATCCTTCTCTACTCCATCCCAGTCTATATCTTTATGACATACTGTATAAGAATGTGGCAAATCATTCATGTCATTATAAACATGTGCAGTAAAGTTAGCATCATAACCAATTTGACTTGTTTCTTTTAAATCATTATCACTTGGTATTGTGCCTGGTAGAATCTTTTTATATTCCATAGTAGCTATTAAACAACATTGTTTCTTAGCAACTAAGTTCTTTATATTAATAGATGCATTCTTCCATTTAACTCTTTCGTCTTTAAATTGCCCATCCATTTTTAACTTATGAAAATTATCTAAAACATATACAATAGTTTTATTAGGATATTTCTTTTGATTAAAAGTAATTATGTTCTCTATAAATGGGATTGTTGTTCCATGACTAGCATCTTTAATAATTAGCTTATCTTGCTTTGCTAGATCTAATATCTTATCA